CCCTTGATGCACTTATTGATCAGCTTTGTTACGTCCCCGCCGCTGCCTGCTGCTGCTTGGTAGTAGTAGAGCTGAGCTGACCCGCTGAGGGTGCGCAGGTCGGGGATCAAAACCTGGTCGGTGTCGCCGAATGACTGTGCGCTCAGCATCGTCTGCTGCGACTGAAACTGCCAGTTCTGCACCTTGGCGGCGACAACACCGTCAATCAGCAGCTGCCCATCGCGGCCTGAATACATCGGCATGGCGCTGCCCTCCGTTGGCTCCAGTTTAGGTGGCGCTTAAAGCGTCACCGAGGTCATCGCACCCTGCACGCGGAATCCCACCGTTGCCTGCATGACCTCACCCACGGCGCAGGTCACTGAGGCACTGGTGACCAAGGCGTTGAAAGACATCTGCCGTGAGCCCCAGCCCACACGCATCGTCACATTCCCTTGTGCTTCGCCAGTGTTAAACAGGCGCTCCAGCAGTGTTTTTGGTGCGCTGTCGTAATACCAAATCACGGCCTGCCCCTCAGTTGTGCGGGGGCCAGGTTCAAAGGTTTTCTCGCAGTCACCAACCTTGCTGGTGTCCCGCAGCTCGATTGAAGAGGTCATCGACCATGACGCCACCTTGGCCAGGGTGACTCCGCCCACCTGAAGAGAACCGTCGCGGCCGGTGTGGAATCCCATCAGCTCACCACCGTCACCAACTTGACGTTGACATTCACCTTGTCACAATCCCCGCCGTTCTGAGTGAACGTTGGTGGGCCGTCATACCGCCAAGTACCTTGCCCTTGAACACCACTGCCACTCACCCAACCCACCGTCAACGCTGTGCCCACCCCAAAGGTGTAGGTGGTGCCCTTCACGGATTCGTAGTGGCTAACAAACTGGTTGGCCTCTGCTGATGACAACGCTTCATAGGACAGATCTAGCGTTGCTTGCCGCCGCTTGCTTCCGTACACCAGTCGCACCTCAGCGCCGCTGATTGCTTCGTAGTAGCGGACGGGGTAGTCGCCCAGGCTGCAGCTACGGCTAGTGGGTTTGATGCTTGGAAAGCTCATCAGCAGTCACTTTCGGTTGCTGGTCGGAGCTGCACGCCGCCTCCGCCCATCGTAATGGCGGCAATGTCGGCTGGGAACTCCGTTGCTTTGACGTTCACTAGACCGTCTTCGCTCAGCTCCACCTGATCGACCAGGTAGTTCGTGGCTCGAATCGAGCGCTCGTGGATGGAGAACAAAGCGCCTGCTAGGTCTGTGTTTCTGGCTCGGCCTCCCGCGATCTGCAGGTCGGTCTCGCCAACTTCGTCCATCCCCTCACGCCAGTAGGTGATCGGGTAAGTGCCGTCTGCGAGTTGCACCAGCGGGTTGACCTTCAGGTCCTTGCCCACGAAGCCGCTGGCGCTGCGGCCGATCATCACCTCATCGACTGCAATCGTGATGAAATGCCCCGGCTGCAGCTGGGCTTGATCGGGGTAGGTCTGGAACTCCACCGTCTTGGTAATCAGCTTGCGCAGCGCCAAGAAGTAACGCGCCACCTTCTCGGCGTGGCCACGGCTGGTGCAGTAACTCGTCATGTCGAACTGCTCCATCGGGGCGTTGCCATCCCAGTAAGCACGCAGCGTCTCGGTGCGGGGTAGTTCGTTCGTTCTGTTCTTGCGGTAGGTCATCACCGCTTGGAAGTCCCGCCGCTGCGAGATGTCCACAAAGTTGACCTTCAAGCTGCCGGCCACGATGTTGCCTGCCGTATAAAGCTGCGTGGCACTGCCAGTCGGGATACCGGGCAGCAGTGCGATCTTGCCGTTACTGATCGAAAGCGTCAGCAGGAAGAACGGCGCTGTCTCCACGATGAAACTACGCAGGTTGGTGCGGTCCGCCACCACCCCGTCGAAGAACAACCCGTTGGCATTGCAGAACGCATCGGCGGCATCAAAGGAGCCGTAGTCGATCATGCTGCTATTCAGGTGCCCCTTAAGGCTGCTGTTCTCCAGCATGTAGCGCACCAGCTTCGGGAAGCTGTTGCTGCCGCTAACGCCGCTCTTGATAAACACCCGCAGCTGATCAGCGGCGGAGTAGTTGCGGCTTGACTTCAACGACACGCCCATTGTGGTGAGCCCCTGGAAGCTGCCGCGCTCGCCCAAACGGATCTCATTGACATAGGTGACGCGGAACTCGGGGCCTTGATCACAGCTGCGGCGAATCAGGTCGCCGTAATAGCTGACCTCTGCCACCTGCGTGATCTCTTCAAAGCGCCGCGCTTTCCCGAGCGGGTTCTTCTCCGCGCCGCGCACCTGGAACACGGCATCGACGCGGTACTTGCGGTTGCTCCCCTTGTTGCTTAGATGCTTCTCGTGCCACGGGTTCGTCACAGGGTCAATCCGCACCCCCATAGAGACACGCGGCTGGCTATTCCAGTAGATCAGCCTTGCGGCGCTTGAACCCTGATCAGGCAGTGTGTACTCATGGTCTGAGGCGATTTTGCTTCGCACTTCATCCGACGCGGCGTCTTCCATTCCGGGGACTACAAATGAGCCCGTCTTGTATGAGACCCACTTGCGCTTGACCTTTTCGTTGTCCCACAGTCCGAAATCACCGCCGTTGGTGGGGTCATCAAAACGCGACCACACCGTCCGATTGCCTTTTACCGAGTCCACGTATTGCGTGTAGGTCTTGGACTGCAGGAAGACCGCAACCTTTTTCTCCTTGCCGTCTTTGATTGCCCTGAACATCACCACCGCCTGCTTGTAGGTGCCGAGCGGGTAGCTCGTCGCGTCGCCAAAGACTTCGTACATCCATGCGTGGCGGATGCCGTCAATCGTGTCGTTGCTGGCCTGCACACCCGCCCACGCAACTCCGCCAGGTTGACCGCTTAGCTTCTCCTCCTCATCTTCATAGTCCCCCGCCATGGGGTCGTCGTACATCAGCTTGTTGGGCAGGATTTCGCCAACCGACACCACCGTGCCGCTGCTTTTCAGCGTGGTGCCATTCGATAGACCCACAGAGAACTGCCCTGCACCGCCACGCAGCACATGGACAGGGTGGCTATCTGACAGACGGGCAATAATCGCAGAGTTCAGTGGCGTCAGGCGATACTCAAGCTCCCTGCAGCTGCCGTGTTCAATCGTCAGATAATGGAACTGATCCTGAGGCGTCGCGCCCTGGACGGCCAACACAAGGTCGTGGTTCTTCTGCCAGGTCGTTGATCCCTTATCGCGCGTGTGGATCGTGAAGCACGACGTACGCTTGAAATAAGTGCTCATCGTGCCCGACTGCACCTGCGTATCCGAGCTGTCGTAACGCTCTAACTGCTCAGGGTCAGGAATATTGCTGAAGTTGCACAAGCCAGAGTATTGGCCCCACACCTGGGCGCGAATCCCGATCTCGGTCGCATTGACCGGGCGGGTGTTGCTGAACTCCGCGCTTGAATACCGCAGCAGCGGGAAATGCCCGAGACCATAGCCGCGTGTTGCACCGCCGAAGAACTTGCCGTCACGCTCGATGAACGTGTTATTCGCAAGCCCCGCCCGTTCACAAGTGCTGTAGTCGAGCGGGTACACCGTCTCTGTGCGGGACAGGCTCACCGTCACATCGCGTGCATCACCCTGTGTGCGGTCTTGCTTTGACAGCCAGATCGGTGCGCTGCGACCTGTCACGGTCAAAATCTGACCGCCGCACATGAAGGTCTCGCCAATCTGCAGCGCGTCATCAGCTGCCTCGCACTCGCTGTCGAGATAGCTGTTCACGTCATCCATCTTGACGCCGTTCTTCCACAGGTTCGGCGGGATACGTTTGCCTGATAGCAGGAAGGTGCCGCTATCAATAAACCCTTGGCGGCGGGGGTAGCCCAACCCAACGCCAGGCATCCCAGGGCGTTGACTACGCCCCCACCCACAGATTTTTCGGCGTTCTGAGTTGGCGTTTTGCTTGCCCTTGCCCTCTGCGCTGTCCAACACGCTGACGACGCGCCAGTTCACGCGGTAAAAGGTGCCGTTAGGAATGCCATTCGACACGCCAAACACCAAGTTGTTGCTTGGGGTGAAGCACTGCGAGAAGTCCGGAAAGTAGCGGTTACTCGGATCGCCTGATGCAGGTCCGCCCTTCGTACCAGCAATCAGCCCCGATGGTTTGCCGGTGCCGCTGTTGTAGAAGACCGCATAGCTCTGATCACCCGCCACCGTGATGCGGTTGTTACCAGCCCACATCCCCTTGAACTCAGGTGCGCTGATGCCCTCTTCGCCCAGCACATAGAGCATCTTGATCGACTGCCCTAGACCCCAGCTGAACGCACGCGCCCACACCAGCTTGGGCTCCAGCACAACGCCGCCGGTGTTACCCGTAAACCGTGTCCACACCACAGGGACGGCGTCTCCGAACTGCGCTAGATCCGCAACACCGTCGAAGCCATAGGTCGGCATGAAGCGGTTACGCCCCTGCCGACTGCCAAGTTGACGGGTCTTCTGTTCCCCTTGTTCAGGAGGCTTTGGTGCCAGGAGCGCACCAATCGCGGACAAGGCGATACCAATCGCCAAGTTGATCAGAATCGGAACAACAGGCCCGTTCTGCACATCAGGCACCAGCTCATACTCAGCCGGCCTCACATACGCCTTATTGGCGACCTGATCGCGATACCACTCGTATTCCTCTTCGCTTATGCCAAGGGTTCGACACAGCTCTTCCTCGAACGGAAGTAGCGAACGGGTTCGTCGAATCGGTCCAAAGCGCACCAGCTCACCATCTCCGTCTCCTCGCTGATATGGAGTAAGCCCGCCCGCCATACGACTCCAAATGCCCAGCGTTGAGATGGCAGCAACGCCACATCGCCATTGTACGGAGCCTTTTTCAGCCGTTTGCCCCACTCCAACAGGGCACGGTTCACTTCACGGCTGCTCGCTTCGTACCAGCTCAGATCAAATGGTGGGGTCTCGATCTCCAGCTGCTCCAGCACCCGGTACACCAACCAGATGCAGTCCACCGCTCCATCGGGGTCTGTGCCGTCTGCCCCTAGACGGTAGGGGCGACGCAGCATCCCATCTATTGCAGCTGCACGCCGGACATCGTGGGTAGTGGCCCCACCAAATCCTCCGTCAAATAACGCCACGGCACATCAGCAGAAACGGCATCCAAGACGCTGGTTAGCTCCAGACTATTAACCTCCTCAGCAACGGAGCCACTGGTGGCTTGCCCGACATAGGTAAACACTGTCCGGCCATTGCACACCTCCGTTACCGTCACCACTGAGCGGCTATTGATCAAGTCATTGATTACCCCCTTGCTCAGCGCGTTATGGGGGAAGGTCAACGACGCGGAAACGTTGCCACCTTCACGCGAGATCACAATCCCGCTGAAGCCAAACGGCAAGAAGTCACCGCCACCCAACTGGTAGTTCTGGTAGGTGCCACCGCCGAAGCTGATGGTGTGGCCAACAAACAGTTCCTGTGCCATCAGATGCCGATCCGTTGACGGGTGCTAGGCGAATTGCGCATGGTGCGCAGCGTCATGGCCTGACCAGCTTTAGCGCCATCCATTGCGGATTGGCGCATCCCAGCGCGGAACTGCTCTTCGGTGACGTAACGCTGCTCATTGATCTGCGTGACGTTGTAGTTCACGTCCATGCTCAGCGGTTGTGGTGCCTGCTGCTGCGAGGCACCGGCGCTGTAACGACCCATCGCACGGGTGTGGTCAACGACGGTCTCCTGCGGGTGGAGCATGGCCAAGAAGCCACCCTGTCCGTCAAGGCCGCCTGTGCGTGGGGCATTGCCGGTAAAGCCGCCACCCGCAAAGCTCATCCCCGCAGGCATGGAGCCGATCGGCACATCAAAGCCAGACACGATGCTGCTGCCACCGCCACCGCCAAAAGCGATGCCCAGCACCTTCATCACCAGCGCCTTAGCAATCATCTGCGTGGCCATGTCGATGAACGCCTTGCCGATGTTCTTAAACATCTGACTGAAGGCTTCCTGCGCGGTCATCGTGCCATCAATCAAGCCGCTGATGGCATTGCTCATTGCAGAGCCCAGCTCAGACTCGACCGTACCCGCCAGGCTGACGACCATCCCCTCGGTGTCGTTTAGCTGCGTTTGCAGTTGAGTCATGTATTCAGCGACTGCTCCCTTCTTCTCCTTTTCAGCCAATCCCTTGGCTGTGTCCTTGCTTGCGTTCAGCTGGTTTTGGAGGTTAAGACGTTCCGCGTAGAGCGCATTGATTTCTTCCTCCTTTGTCTTGATCTCATCAGTCGTCAGTCCTTCAATGCCTTTCAGTTCCTCAAGCGCTGCTGCCTGCTCCTTCTGAATGTTCAGCAGCTCACGCTGCCTTGCCACCTGCTCACTAGCCGCAGTCGGGTCCAAACCTTCCATTACAAGGCGATTGATCTCGTTCTGATCAGTCAGCTGCTCTTTCAGCAACACATTGCTGTTTGCGATGCCCTCCTTCATCCGCCCCCACGCTTCCCTGGCCGCCTCGATCTTGCGCACCATCTCGTCAAAGGCTTGGTTCATCACGCCAAGCGCTTGATCGCCCCGCTCACCACCAGACGGCAATCCCAACAACTGCGCCAACCTGTCGGTCAGCTTGACCTTGCCGCCCTGCGCTGCAATGTGCGCGTGCGTGTCGTGGCCAGCGTCACCAGGGCCAAGCAGCTCAGCAAAGCCTGCACCTGATCCGCGCAGCGAATTGATCAGCCCTTTTGTCCGCCCTTTCCAGTCACCGCCGCGCCAGTCAGTGACATCCAGCGCTTCGCCGTAGTAGTGGTAAGAGTTAGGCGAGTGCTTGCCAACACCACCAAACGAAGGGTGCTCTTTGACCGTGTACCCCATCGCCTGAAGGCGTTTGCCGAGGTCCACCAAGGAGATGTAGAGCGGCTGCACTGCTTTCTCTGCAGCGGCTTTTGCGGTTCCGCTAGAGCCGCCTGCTTTGCTGCTGCCCGCGCTATTGCCACTAGACAATGCAGGAACGGACCTAGACGCCGCCGGTACTGGTGCCGCCGAAATCCCGCCGCCGCCAACATTGCTCCGCGCGCTGCGATTTGCGGAATAGAGGCTCTCTTGCAGCCGTGAACGGTAATTGTTGACCTCGCCATCAAACGGATTCAGAGCCCTTGCGCCAAACCTGTTCCGCGTGCGCTGATCCGCTTCACTTCTTGCACGCCACTCGTCCTGCATCACCGTCG